GTTTCAGATACTCAGATATTTCATCGTTAATGACTTTACGCCGATATTTAACAACCATTACTAAATGATAATTGAGTAGATATACTGAGTGCTGATTTCTATCTAATTCTATTGTTATCACCACGATCTTTAACATATACTAAATATACCATAGCGCAAAAGAAAAAGCACTATCGTGCTTTAAGGAGGCGATTCATCCCCCACTTGTCGAAGTGGGGGTATTCTCGCCAATTATGGATAAATTTGGTCCGAATATGGCGCTTGGTTATAAATCCAGCCATGAATTGAACCCCCAATTTGAGCAAATGAAAACTTATCATCGCCAGAATTATTAGTTAATTGCGGTTGGTACTTAGCAACGTCAGTTCCCAGATCTCCTTTAGTAGCATGAACTGGTTGATTAATTGCTAAGCCAACTCCAACCATGCCAGCAACGATTATTAATGGTAGAAAACTATCTTTGAGTGCTTTTTTAGCGTCCATTAAGTTATCTCCTTATTTTTTATCAGAGTTGAAATCATAGACGAGACCTAACATCGCTCCAATTGTTAGCAGAGTATTAACTACTCCCATAAGTTGGTCGGAATGTACTGAAATTTCAATATTAAAAATAGCTAGAACTTGTTGAACTAAAACAATAGTTAGCATTGATACACTAACAACTAAGCCGCCGTTTACTTTTCCTTCTTTATTGATTAAGGCTGTCTTTTTTAAAAAATCTTTAAATGTTTTTAGCATATTTTTCAGTTGTCTCCTTCCAAACTTCTAATGTAGTTAATCGTTTATCCTGATCGGTAACACGAGCACCCAAACCGTTAATTTCTTGAGCATTTTCATGTGCATCACGTCTTGCTTGTTCTCCTAAACTTGCAATCTTGAGGCCTAAGTCTTTGATCGCGTCGTCAAGTGGTTTTAAAACGATGTATCTAAACATCATTAGAATTCCACCAGCGAGAACTGTAATAACTGTTACTAACGCTCCCCAGTCTTCAACGCTGAAACCATCAAATGTCATTTAATCACTCTTCTTTCTTTTCAAAATAAAAACACCACTAATTAAATTTAGTTGGTGTTATCGGTGATGTTAATTCGTTATATAGCCGCCCATAAGAAAAAGCCCCGCTCGTTTGAGTGAGGCTTTATTTACGTATTGTGTATTTCTTAGGCGACTATGTTATTAAGCACAAGCTATTAGGTCGGTGAAGACGTAGTTGTGGTAGTCGTCTTAAGCTTAGCTAGTACAGTGTTGAGTTTATCTTGCAAACTAGCAATGGTCTGCGCTTGTGAGTTAACCAGTTCCGTTAGTTGGTCGACCTTATTTGAGAAATTCTGAACCGTGTCCTTGTCAGCGATGTTGGCCACCATAGCGAGGTCAGCCTTAGCGCTGAGCTTAGTATCCATTTGAACAGACGTGTAGTAGCTAGTTAAGGCCGTCTTGGTTACGTAATCAGCTAAGTCGGATGTTTTAGCGTAGCTAGACAACCCCTCGAGATCGCGAGGCGCAAAAGTAAAGTCCAAGACTAAGTCGGTTGACGTCCCTGAATTAGTTACCTTAGTTTCGTCCCCAGTTGCCGTAGAACCAACTTTGACCGTGATTGCAGAATCACCTTTATCACCTTTGTCGCCTTTAAGGGATGCTAACCAGGTATCCATGTCAGAGGGATAGCCGTTATCCACTGCTATTTGGTAAGCACTCTCACCGTTTTTACCGTCCCTTCCGATCGCTTGGATTCCAGTATCGTTACTAGAAATAAACCAGTGACCGGTTGTCTGGTCAATTGTTGGTGTTGCTCCACTTTGCCCCACTGCTGAGACATCTTGGACTACGCCATCAATTACCCATTTCTTTGATGCCGGATCAATTGTTACTGCCATTTAATCATCTCCTTTACTGTTCCATTACCGGTCCGCTGTAAAGATCACGAGGGAGAGTCGGCACTTTTTATTAGCGCACTTACCCTTCATTGAGATTCCAATCGTCTTATCCCACACGCCTAAGTGTGGCAAGGCGTAACCTTCTGAGTTATCCCAGTACATTTGGCAAAAGGCCGTGTCGGCGTTGTCAACGATCCATGGTAGCGTGATAGAGCCTTCAAAATACTCGTTGTCTGAGTTGACAACTAAGTCACCACGTCCTGTAATGATTGATAAGCCATCCATAATCTTGTAGCGGCTTAAAGCGAACTGGTTTGCTCCGCCTTCTGGTGCCTTAAAAGCTCCGCCCAGTGTGTAGTTCCGCGTCCAATTTTCAGTCACCGTTAGCTTGCCGGCCAACTGTGAGTTAACGCTGTTAGAAACGGCGTTGATGTTGTTAGTCAGCGTGTTTTTTAGGCTGTCAATTGTTGGGCTGGATAAATTTCCGATAGTGGTCGTGCCGTTGAAAGTGTTGTCGCCAGCAAAGGTATTCTTTCCATACAGCGTCGCAAACGAGTTAGACTTAGCGGCGGCCGTGATCGCGTCAAGGCTTGCTTGGGCCGTCTGAGCCAGCGTGGATGCAGTGTCGACTTGATCCTTGAGAGTCTTGAGTTGGTTGGTGATTGAGGTATTTACCTCGTCCATCTTGTTACCCATCTCGTTGTTATATACTTCCGATTGTCCAGTTGTCATGATGGTGGCTGATTCCAACACCTCAAAGCTAACATTGATCGTACTAATTACAGTGTCACTTGAAGTGGATTTGATTTCAAAGTAGGCCGTACTGTAAGCCCCATCAGTCTGGTAAAACTGTGTGGGGACAGTGAATTGCACTAAGCCCCCAGCAGAAGAGTCCACGGCGGTCATGGTGTCAGATACCTTTGGCGTGCCGCCAGCGTCCTTTGCTTTGAGGACCAGCTTTTGGCCGTCCATGTTATGAGGAGTAGTTCCATCCTTAATGGCCAGATAGATAATTCGACCAGCGTCGCCTTGATGCCCCGATAATTGTGGTACTGCCACTGATCGCATGGAGCCAACAGTGGTGTCTAGCACCACATATTTACCTTGCATAGTGGCGGCGTCACCTACTAGATTTGTCATATAATTCCTCCTTTAATATTCGTTTGCGTAAGACTGTAAATTGTTGAGCGTGGATTCAATTGTTGACCATAAGGCGTTGATTGCGTCCTTGAAGTCACTATCGAGGGTTAAATCCATTGGCGGCATTAAAATCACCGTTGAGGTTGCTTGTCCGGTTTGCGGATCTAACACACCGTAGCTGTTAGCCGTTTTAACCAGCTGATTAAGATAATCTTCCATCGATCCAAACACGCTAAAAAGATAGTTTCGGGCCGTCCGATTAAGTGCGGTCGTATCTGGCTTAGCAATCACTTTTGCGCCGATCTTTCCGGTTGCAAAAACCGTTGAGATTTGATTGTCAATGCCATTGAGATAATCCACGACCCTCTGATCATTGTCAGCCAGATTATCAAGCAAGCCCGATCCGTCAGTTAAGCGGGTTAGCTTAAGCTCACTGTATTTTTTCGTAGGATTGTCTGGTGTCGGTGTGGGTGTATCGTCACTGTAGTTTTTCGTAGGTTTTTCTGGAGTCGGTACGGGTGTATCGCTGGTGCCACCCATCGTCTTGAGCTTGTCGGCGATTCGGCTAGCTAGCTTAGCCATCGTGGCCACCGTTGGATGCACGCCCTTAGCACCGTCACCAAGTGTTTCAGCACAGTTCTCCGGCGTAATTACCGGGTCATCTCGCCAATCTAAAAAGGCCACTCCATTTGATTGAGCAACCTCTTTAATAGTTTCATCGAGTTGATTTTGGGACCAGAACTGGCTGTTGATGTCGTACAAAGTCGTACCACCCTCTCGAAAGTCTTGCGTAGGCAAGATAACCAGCAGCTTAGCAGTTGGATTTTGCACTTTAGCCTTATCAATACCGTTTTGCAAACACTGCTTGATTGTGTCGAGGGAATCTGGATTGCTAAAGTTGTTTACACCATACATCCACATCACATAGTTGTAACCTGCGATGGGGTGCTGGTCTAAAATCCCAGGGAAGCCAGTATAAGAGCTGTCATATTTAGTTCCACTGATTGCCCAGTTTTCAACTTCCCAGCCCAGTTCCTTGCCGACTAGCTCCGGGATCCGCTGGTTATCACCAACTTTCTTCACCCCGTCCCAGCCTTCAAAGATTGAGTCCCCAAAGGCGATTAACTTTGTCATTTAATCACCTCCTATTGAGCTTGAGGAGTGGAGGTGGTTGCGTCCTTGATCGCCGTGTCAGCCGCCAGTTTCTTCTTGGCAATTGCGATGATGTCATTCATGGCCACCGTTAAAAAGGTAGCGCCCTCGCTTAGATCTGACTGGTTAATGCGTACTGACGCGTTGACGTATTCGCCGGTCGATGAGTTGTTCCCATAGAGCCCCACTTGAGCCGAATTGATTTGTCCGTCGGTAAAATTATAAGTAAAGCTGTTAATTTGTACATTCATGGTTATTGTTCCTCCTTAGTAGTGTCTTGCTTGTCGGTGTCTTGCTTGTCTTTAAGTTCCTTGATTTCTTGCTTAGCCTTATCTAGCTGTGATTGCAACGTTCGGTTATTTGAACGCTCAATTACCAAGTTAGAGTGCAGCACACCTAATTCTGATGCATAATCATTGACTAAGTTCTGGATTGCTTCGTTATCCATTTAATTTTTCCTCCAAATTTTTAATTCGTCTAGTGAGTTCCTTAACTGCTAAAAATAGATAACCGACCGCCGATCCATCATCACGACCTGTTCGTTCCTCGTTAGTAAATTCATCCGGTGTATAGTATTTACTTACGTCGTTGACGTCATCGATAATCAGTGACGTATACCGTTTGGCTTTGCCTTGCGCAACGTCAGATTTGTACTGATAAGATCGAATGTCTGTTTGATTGACTAAATCGAGTGCGTCCTTTGGATCAACCGTTTCAATGTTGGTCTTGGACGATAATATAGACAGCTGACTAAATGTTTTAGCCTGAACGTCAGTGAAGCTACCGCTGATATTATCACCAATTGCCAAAAAACCTGACCCAGACCAGATTGTATTACCGTCTTTAATCGATAAAACACCAGCTTCCGGTTTCCCCGCTGTGCCATCCCAAGTTCCTTGATATATATTGCCGTTAGCGGAGATATTGCGATGAAATCGTGCGTGGCAATTAACAAAGAAGCGTTCGGCCTCGTCATCCCATGTATTAAACTCAAGACCCTCTTGGCGTACCTTGTGACGAGTAAATCCGAGCCAATGGTTGGGGGTTTGATTGTATCTTTTAAAGAAAAGTGTTGGTGTAACGGTTACACCGGAGGGATTTATCTCAAAGCTTTTTGTGTGACTATCACTAAAAAAGTTGATGATTGATGCAGTCCCAAGCACTCCATCGTTGTTAACGATGCCTTGTGTAGCTATGATTTTGGAGGTGATCCCATCTTTAACATTGACCAGATTAAGTGTCCCGTTGGTATCGTACAGTGCCGATGAACCTAGCATGATCTTATCCGCTCTAATGCTTGAGATCGCCGCACTCGGGATAAAAGCATCACCTGTGAAAATGGTTGTCTTGGCGTCAAGAACTAACTTATCGGATTGAATTAAGGATGTCCCCGCTTGCAGGTTGATTTGACTGATTAGATCACCTTTAGTAACCCGAAGGTTGATGTCGTCACTGAGCTGGTTGATCTCACTCTTGGTTGCACCCTCCGACCAATCCGTCCACCACGAGCCGGCCAAACTCCGATAACAATGCTGATTGCCTAGATCCTGGTAGACATCTTGGCGAATTTGGTCATTGCCGTTACCTACAACGTCAACATAGACCCAGCCACCAATTGGATTGTTAGCTAGATTATGAACGAAGTAGTGCCCGTTTGTGCGCATATTGTTAATGTCAGCCCAGTCGAGTGTCTGCAATTCTACAGTTTTGCTTAGATTATTAAAGTCAGAGCTAGAGACTTTACTTTGTATGACGTTGCTTAATTGCGTAACGGTCGATTGATCTGCCTTATTGGCGACTGTGCTCTTAATGCCGTCCACCGTTGCCGACAGGTTAGTCACGCTCGTGACCGTTGCCATATCGCTTGGCGCGGGTGACCAGTCATGAGCTACCGTGCCAAACTCCAGATTTGAGTGATGATAAGTCGTTGTGACATCAACCCCAGGGACAATTCCAGCATGTCCGGCATAGAGATAAAGGTGATAGTTGTGAGAGTCGTTTGGAATTGTAAAAGTAACGCTATGCCGGTTGCCGTCAGCGGGGAATGCGTATATTCCAACTTCCGTGTTAGTACCAGAATCCCATACACGTATTGATGCTTCCGTTATATTATTATTGCTGTTATTAGCTTCCGCTGAGAATGTGTACGTTTTGCCATGCTCAAAAGAGAAGCCAGTGTTAATGCTTACCCACCCGGGGTAAGGGCCGGTTGTGTACGAAGTGACACTGATGTCCTTATCAGTGTTGGTAAGCAGATTGACCCCACCGCCAGTCGTCTTAATCGCGTTCACGTCGGTTTTTAGGCTAGTGAGGTTTAGATTCCAATCGTCAGCTTTCTGCGTGACGAGTGATTGCACCGTGCTGGCTGTCGCATAGCCCTTGCTGTTAACAATGTTGTTCACATCCGTGCTGGTGACTTTTGACTGGATCTCGTTAGCCATCGTATCGATCCGTGAGCTGTTCTGTGAAGCCGTGCCCTTAACATTGTCAACCTCAGTCTGGTCAGCTTTCAAGCTGATATCCTTGTTCGTCTGGTCGATGGCGGTGGAGTTTTTATCAATCTGTGCAATTGCCCCACCGACTTTGTTATCAAGCGTCTTGAAGTCACTGCTCGACACCTTAGAACTGATCTGATCTGCTTGGACTTTTAGTTGGGCCGTATTCTGGCTAACTTCACCGGTTAGATTGCTGACAGTATCTTGATCGGCTTTTAGGGCAATTGCCTTCTTATTCTGGTCAATCTGTGTTGAGTTAGTGGTAATCTGGCTGCTCAAGTTATTCAGATCGCCGGACACACCTTCGTACTTGGTATCCAGCCCATTCAGTGTGACGTTGATCGTGGCAATCTGGTTGCCTTGTCCGGTGATTGTCTCGTGGATGCCACTAACATCAGTCTGAATGCTGCTGATCTGGCCCTGCTGATTAGCAACCGTCTGCTTAGTGCCGTTGGCGGTCTGCTCAACCCGATTAAGATTGCCTTGCTGGTCGGAGAACTCGTTGGTCAACGTTGAAGCCGTCTGCTCAACCTTGCTTAGTCGCCCGTCTTGACTGGATATCTCACTATCCAGTGAGGTAGCAGTCTTCTGCAAGCTGGAGATGTTCCCCTGGGTGTCCTGCATGTTGTCTTTGAGTGTCTTGCTGTCGGCTTGCAGGGTATGGATATCGCCATCATGACTAGCTAAGGTCGACTTAATACCCGTTGCTGTCTGCTTGAGTGTGCTGACATCGCCTTGCACGTTTCTGATCGTAGCTGAGTTACTGTCAGCCGTCTGTTTAACTTGGTTGATAGCATCTTGCGAGCCACCTTGTTTCCAAGCAGACCAAGCATTATTAGAAAAGACACGTGTGTAGATATTCCCCGTAGTATCAGCCACAAACTGCTGACTGATCCAGCCGGAACCAGCACTACCAGATACGGCCAACGTGCCGTAATGCTGTTCGGGTATCTTAGGCAAGCCAATCGCTTTAATTGAGTAAGTTCCTAGATGAGTAAGACTATCAAAGCTGGTATTAGTGTCAGTGATAACGCCACGATCTTGCATGGCGTTCTTATTGATTGAACTGATCGTAGCGGTGTTGCTATCCGCTTTCTGTTCAACCTGCGAAAGGTTGCCTTGCAGGTCAGATAGTGTTGTTTCTTGCTTAGAAGCCGTCTGTTCAACCTTACTCAACCGCCCGGTGTGGTCTTCCAGTTCGCTAGTAACGTCAGTAGCAGTCTTTCTAAGTGTACTGATGTCCCCCTGTGCATTGACCATACTATCCTTTAGGGACTTACTATCTGCTTGCAAGGTATGAATAGACTTATCATGACTGGTAAGAGTAGCTTTGACACCATCAACACCCGTTTGAAGTGTAGCAATGTCGCCCTGTGCACTGGTCAGCTGGGCAGACACACTGTCCGCTTTCTGCTGGAGTGTGCTGATATTGCCTTGAGCATCTTTCAGCGTTGCCGTCAGCGTAGTAGCGTCCTGCTTGACCTGTGACAGATCACCTTGCACGTCCGACAGCGTGGAACTGTTCGTCTGGGCAGTCTGCTCGACCTTACTAAGTCGGCCATCGGCATCTTCCAGCGTGGAGCTAAGCTCCTTAGTCGAAGCGGTCAGTGTAGCGATAGCCTTGCCATGATCGGTAAGGGTTGCACTCAATTGGTCCGCCTGTGCTTTAACACTTGCCACGTTGCCCTGGGTGTCCTTCAAGCTGGCAGACAATCCGTCCACCTTGTCAGACACTTGCGCAACGTTCCCCTGCACGTCAGCCAGAGTTGCGGTGAAGCCGTCCTGCTTATCCTGAATCGACTTGATCGTCTTGCCCTGTGCGGCGGCCTGCTTGGAGTAATCGTCCAGTTGCTTGGCGTTGTCTTCATTGGCTTGCTGGGCACTGGCAATATCCTTGCGGTCTTGTGTGATATCATCATTGATCTGGGCAATGCTCTTGTCGATTGCCTTTTGGTTCTGTTCAGCGGCGGCCTGCGCTTTCGTCAAGCTATCGTGGACATTTGTCAAGTCCTGCTTAGTCGCACTGACATCACTGGTGATCTTGGCCACACTATCATTAATGAGCTTCTGGTTCTGCTCAATCGCTGACTGTGCCTTGTCCAAGCTATCGTGAACGTCTGCTAGGTCTTTCTTAGCCGAGCCGATGTCGCTCTTAAGAGCTTCCACGCTGGCAGAGTTAGCCGTCTTAGCTGTGTTGATCTCGTCCTGCACCTTTGCTACGTCAGAGCGGATCTTGGCAGCATCGCTAGAAGCATTGGCTATCGCCTGCTGGATACTACTCAACGCATCGTTAGCGCCTGCTTTCGCTTCCGCTATTGCACTAGCGATCGCACTCACGGAGGCACTTGTCACTTTCGCGCTGGCAACGGCAGCATCAGCAGTTTTGACAGCACTGTCGGCAGCGGATTTAGCCGGAGCAACGACTTTATAATTAAGGTCAGAGATCATTTGCTTAGTCGTGCCCGACTGCTTGATCAGCCGGCCGTCAATACCTTTGATTGATTCAATGATGTTATCAAGTAGCGTTTTCTTTGCCACCGTCATCCCTTCTTTCTACCGCTTTGCGGGTAATCCATTGCCGGTTGACCGTACTTGTCTCTAGCTGACTAGATAACGACTTAACCGACCCATCAAGGCGGTTATTGATCGCTGATTGGTAATCTAAGATGTTAGTCGGGTTTGAATTGTAAGTCCCAGTTGGTTGCTGAGCTTTAGAGTACGGATAAATCTGATAGCCGACCAATTTGAGGTCGGTTGAGTAACCGATGCTCTTGATTGTGATGTGAGCGACGTCGCCTGGCACTAACTTTTCACCGCTTTCAAAAGTGGTGGTGAACGAAAACGTCGGGTTGAGGTTGAAATTACTATCAGCCTCCTTTTTAGCGTCGTCTACCGTCTGTGCCGTACTAAGAGTCATATCACTCGTTACAAACAGTCCCCAGCGATCAACGCTAGTCTGGTTCTGATACCAAAATGGCGTGAAATACGAGTAAGAAATCGACGTCGTGTTGGTTTCCGTATCGTTTTCCGTTGAAGTGGTTGACGTACCGACAAGTGCTGCCATCTGCGAGTTACGGATCCAATAGTCCGGCTGGTAAGCGCTGATGTTAAAAATGTTGCACTTCTGGCCTGGTTGTGGTTGCTGGATTGCCCGGTTGTTATCAAGTGCCATAACCACATGATGCGGTCCTGGATTGTAAAAGCCTAAGTCGCCAGTTTGTACCTCACTCCGACTAATCCGTGAGCCGTCGTTACACTGAGTATAGGTCGTCAGCCCAATCGTGATGCCAAAGTGCTTGTAGATATTTGACACCAATCCTGAACAGTCAGTGCCTCCAACATAGTCAACCCCACGTGGACCACCAAAAACATATGGATAACCGACTTGCTTTTCAGCAAATGCAATTATCTCGTTTGCCCGACTGCCAGCATTAACCGTTTCTGATGCGGTGGCCGTGGTTGCAATGTCCTCTGTTGCCGTCGGACTGATTAGTCTAGCCCCGTTCGTGATTGAGGTCGTGTCGTAAGCTAACTGCATCTGTGGCGTATCATGGAGGTAATCCACACGTGTGCCATGATTTTTGTAAAATTCGGCGCTGGTATAAATGCCAATGTCTAGACCTTTCGGAAAGATTACTGCTGTCGTCCAGTTGCTGGTAATCTGTGATAGAACGTCCGTGAAGCTAAGGTCTTGGTTAGTGACGATGTTGTGCTTGTTAAAATCGCCGTGATAGCTAAAAGTGATATTAGTTTGCGGACTAATAAAGTGATCGATTACACCTTTCGGATCAAGGCTTTCAGTGACTTCGGTATTATCCGATGATGCGTTGCTGCTAGTGTCGCCTTTAGCAATCACCTCATCCTTAGTAAGACCTCCACTGGCGTCTGAATTGTACGTTGCACCGTTCATCGTCCATTTCATAGTGTTGCCATGATACGAATAATTTCGGCTGGCCCAATCAAGATAGACGTGGTTGAGCGTAACAGCCATTGTGTTTACTCCGCCGCTATAGTCCGGCTGGAGTTGCTTAATCACGAACCAATCACCGTTAATCAGCACGGAATTTTGTACAGCCAGCATGTTAAAGGCTTCCGAGCCATCGTCCCACGCTGTGAATTGTGCTTGATAAGTGTTATTTAATTCCCACTGAATCGTGATTGAGTCTGGCAAAGCGGATTGAAGTACGGCCGTTTTAGTTGGAGCACTTTTCGACCATACCGTGCCTTGTCTAACCACTAATGCTGTCATGAGATGTAGATGAACGGAAATGAAAATGTTGCATTAAAGCCGCCTGCTCCATTGACGGTGAAATCATTCCATCCTGGATCTAAACTGATTGAACCATAGTTAGAACTCATGTTCGCATTAGTCCCATCAAGGTAAGCATTAAGTCCGTCTAAGACTAGCTGTTTGCCATCAGGGCTTGCTTCAAACGTCCACGATGAGCCGTTAGTCGTATTTTTTAACGTCATGTTAGTGCCAGAATAGTTCATCGTGATCCTCAATGTATGCTTTTGATAGTACGGATCAACCGCAATATCGCTGGCGTTGTAAATCTTAAAACTATTACCCGATACCTTATAAGCCGGTAACCCACCAGCTGGTAAATTCATTCCGAACTCCCAGCCATCGTCCTTGTGAGCATCAGCTAACTCGTCACTAGCGTAGAGGGAGTAACGATACCCATCTGGTACGTCAAATGTGATGCTAAAGTTAGCATCGTGGCTCCCGTTAGCAAGTGGAGCAATATCAAATGCTGTTACGTATCCGTAGTAAACGATCAATGGATAAGCATCTGTACGTACTCGTACCGGTTGCCGTGTGCCGAAAATGTGGTAAAGTTCCTGCTTAGCCAGGATAAAGTCCTGGTATTTATTAAAATGTAGCAAGAACTTTTCGGCGATCGATCGTTTGGCAAAGGATTGAGATACAAAAAAAGACCCATCCACACCGGAAAGATCTTGGTAAGTGTTAGTGAATTGCGGAGATGAGCTAGTCGTATCTTGACCTAGATAACACAGACCATCGATTTTATCAGTCAAACTGAATTCATCGCCGCTACCGATTTTTAGTTTAATATATGGTTCGCTCATTTATACACTTCCTAACCCGAGTTGACGCATGCGCATATCGCGTGCTTGCTTACGATAAACTTGTTGCATATCTAAGCTACCCTGATTTTGGATCGCTTGGACTTGATCGGTGTTAACACCAATCAGCTCAGTGACCAGAGAAAGTAGTCGGTCAAACTTAGAGTTGAGCGCTTTTATTTCGCTCTCAGACGAAACAAGTGAAGACCCAGTAAGGGTATTGCCCATTGCTTTACTATCAGAGCTAAACTGAGCCATTACTTCGGAAAGTAACTGATAAGCTCGGCCACGCTTGGAAGCGGTCAGTGGAATAATCATTTCTGGGTTGTTATGTTCGGCTACTTCATATAGACCATGTTGGAATACTTTCCCACCATTGGCCCATCCGTGACCTTTACCAACGTTGCCCCAGCCACCTTCACCACCTCGTTCCAAGACGTGGATTGCGGTTAAGATTTCGTTGAAACCGTTACGCCAGTCAGTGTGACCTGGTAAAGCGTTCGCAGCCCAAGTAGAACCAGCAAATTGAAGTAACCCACGAGCTTCATTACCGCCAGAGTTAACATCATGAACTTGTTGCATTATACCAGGATTACCGCCGGATTCAGTCTGAATTTGCCGAAGCAACTTAGTAACCTTCCAATTAGCAGGAGCTACGCCTAACTGTTTAAATGCACGAATAATGTAAGGTCGCCAACGAGCTGCACCCGCGCCACCCGGATTAGTAAGCGTTGCGAATTGTTTCTTAACCCATTCTGCCATATGTTTAGCAACATAGATTGGAACGTGTGTGATCATTGACTGTGCAAACTTGATTCCACTACTCAATCCACCGAGTTTTTTAGTGAACGCATGTTCCATAAAATCAACTGGGTGTTTCATGATCTTCTCAGCATTGTCCATCCAGCCTTCAGCATCGTCCTTTAATCCACTGAAGAAATTACCAATCCCGTTAGCAAACTTCGGCAGACCAACTGTGGACATCAGCTTATGGCTGTTCTCACCGTTCAGGATTGACATCCCCTTTGGCAGGAACGTGATAAAGTTCCGCTTGTTTGGGAACGCCCCTACCTGGCCTTTATAGGAATACAACTCGCGCCAGTGTGATCCGACACCATCATTGACCATGCCGATTGTGGACTTCTTCAAACCATCACGGTTACCGACAGTCCCGGTGGCAAACGTTGGAATAGCAGCGGACCAAGATCCGCCAAGCTTGTGGGCCCCAATCTTGCCCAGAACCCAGTTGATACCGTCTTGGATATCCTTGATCATGATCTTGAACGGTTTCAAGACGTTATTTGCTAGATGGGCCATCGCTCTTCCAGCTTTTCGCCTGCCGGCTTCAATGGCATCTCCAATTTGGGACATATGACTCTTCCAGGAACCCACGACCTTGCCGAGTCCACCACCAGTTTTCTTATTGATGGAACTATACATATCCCCAAAGATACCCTTATTAGCGCGTGACTGATCCCTTGCTAGACGACCGGTATCACCCTTTAGTCGGGACCAATGACCAGTTGTTAAATCATGCCAAGTACGTGTTCGATCTTCAATTACCTTATACATATTGCCAAACGTACGTGGGTGGCGCTTAGCCATGCTCTGAACAGCATGACCAGTTGTTCGGTTCATGTTGTTATACCATTTACCAACATTCTTGACACCATTAGAAGTATTCCGTTGAATCGACTTCCATCCTTGCGAAGCATTCCGCTTCATCGCATTCCAGGCTCGCTGATCCTGCTTGCGACGCTGAGCTTGATATCGGGCTTCTTGTTTCTGCTGAGCACGTTGTTTACGGCCCTGCTCCTTCCAATAGTTATTCCAACCACGAGAGAGTTTGCCAATACCTTTACCGACATCAACAAACCATTTACCAAGTTTCTTGAGGCCACGACCAATTCCATTTACAAAAGCTCGAAACTTCTTGTTGTGCTGGTACAGATGCACCAACGCAACTGTCAAGGCTGCAATTGCAGAAACTATCAGAATAAAGGCGTTAGCCTTCATTACTAGGTTTAACAATTTTTGCGAAGTTGTTACCGCCTTAATTGCTCCAGAAAGAGTCTTGAAGGTGGTAATAACACTTGCCACGATTCGCAACGCTTTTAACGTACCAACTAAACCAAGGAAAGCAGCGCCTACTCCAACGACCACTTTTTGATGTCGGGCTAAGATAGCTAACGCTTTAGCAGCATTGACCGCTAATTTTGCAAAACCAGAAGCTAAGATAACCAATCCTCGTTGGGTATCTTTATTTTCCAGTGCTTTGCTTAGTTGGTTCAGACCAGTGGCTTCAACCTTAACCAGCGGTTTAGCAAGTGCCGCTTGAGTAGTTGTCCATTCAGCTCGTATCTTATGCTGAGCACCTGCCGCTGACTTACCAAACGCTGCTGAGTTACTGTTATAGTTCTTAGCGGCCGTTTTTAGATAACCGTTAAATTGATCGGTTGTCATTTTACCAGAGTCAACTAGCTCTTTGAACTTTTGCTGACTCATTCCAGAAGCCTTGGCCATCGCCGCCGTTAATCCAGGCGCTTGTTTCTCTAACTGTCCCAATGATCTGCTAGTTACTTTGCCAGATGATTCAATCCGACTTAGGCCACCAGCAAAGGCGTTCGCTTGCTTATCTGATAGCTTCAACTGATCAGTTAAACTTGCTACCCCTTTAGTCAGGATTTGTGTCTGCTTGACACTATGCGTCATGCCGTAAAAACGTGACTGCAAAGCATTAACAGATTGAGCAGTTAAGTTAGTGTTTGCTTTCAGCTGGGTAACTTGGTTGCTTAACTGTTTGACACCAGTAGCACTCACTCCAATGTTCTTCCAACGAGCCTGCATAGCCATGCCAACTTGAGCGGCTTTCATACCAGTTGTGGTTATCTGTTGCAGTTCATTCTGTAAGCTGGGAAGAACCGAAGCCGTCAGATTGCCCAGAAAAGCTCCACTAAAAACACCTTTAATACGTTGGGCATGTTGAGCAGCTTGCTTTTCTGCCCCGTCTACATCTAGGATCTTACGTTTGAAGAAATCCCAACCAGATGTTTTTGGTGGATTCAAAGCATGAGATAATTCTGACGCTTGTTTTGTTGCCCGAATCATCGCCGCACTGACTTTGTTGTAATCAGTAATCCGGCGACGATAAAGGTTAGAATTTTCACCTTCAGACTTGGCGGCTTCATCTGCTAATTTCTTAGTAGCACTCTGCTGTTTAGCCAGATTTGCCAGCGACTGCTTTAGACCAGCCAGTTTGACCTTCTGAGCTTCTGCCGTATTTCCCTCAGCTTTAAGTTTCTCTACATGAGAATCAATTGCTCGGTTATTGGTGTAATACTCATTGCGAAGCTCTTTCAGCCCAGAACTAACATACTCAAATGATCGCTTAGCACGCGCCTGCTGATTAGATAGACTGGTCAGCTTATTAGTAGCACTGGTCAGACTTCTATCTAGCTGATTTAAATCATCGGTCTGCTCTTTAGTGATAGTGGCACTAGAACGCATTTCGTTATTCATTGCTTCACGTTCACGTTGCAACGCTTGCACACGTTGCTTTTGTACCTCAAGGGTTTGTGACAGCCCTTCATAGCGTGCTTTTGCCGCCGCAACAGTATCACCACTAGCCTTAGCAACAGATTCTTCAGCCTTCCACTGTGCAGTCAGGTCTTTAAATTTATGTGTTAAGTTTTCAACTTCATTGGCTGCTTGTTGCTGGTCAACTTCAATCTTGGTAGACATAGTTGACTGAATATCATTTGCCGACATTTTATTTACCTCCTTCCTTCGATAATCTGCTTAGTTTGGTATGAGCCGCATATGAAGATAACGGTCGGTCTTCACGATTTTGAGCCTTAGTAATTCGGAACAGGTCATAGATATTTTCATTTTCAATCTGTGAAGGTAGAACCCCACCATCTTGAAGCAACCGTTTCTCCATATACGCCACATCTTCGACATCGTTATTGACATCATCGATTGCTTGTAAGCAATCGCCAACTATTTTTTTGGGTCTGATTCCTTTTGCGTTAAAGATTCTTTCTTGTCTTCTAAGGCGATTTCTTCATCAGATTGGCCCTTGATACGTCGAATAACATAACTAAGATAGTTTGCTAAAGCGTTAGAATCAGGAATCGATTCTTCCAAGTGTTCAACTTGCTTTTCGTTGAGCTTGAAAAGATCAACAAGGAATTTGATGCCGTCTTCCATTAATTTATCTTCGTCCTCAATAGACTTGATGATAAATTCAGTGTAATGCGGATTATCCACGTCAACAGCATTTAACCGATTGGCTGATGCTGACATTTCCAAAACTTCAATTAGCATCTTGTTAGCCTTGGTATAAGTCTTAACTGTTGGCTTGATGTTAAATCCTTTATTAAAGCCAACCTTCTTACCATTAATGTGCATTACTTATCTCTCCTTAATGGCCGCGTGGCAAGCCATACTGTGCATTTCTAACGCGACTTTTTGCTTAAAAACTAAGCTTATTTTGGTGTACTAGATGGGCCACTGACTACCGTACCAGTAGTGCCAGCGCCTTTAATTTGCGTGAATTGTTCCACTATGAGTGCCTTGATCCACTACAATGTCATTGGGTGCAGAAGCAGCACTAGGGGTGCTGACTACCGTACCAGTAGTGCCAGCGCCTTTAATTTGCGTGAATTGTTCCACTATGAGTGCCTTGATCCACTACAATGTCATTGGGTGCAGAAGCAGCACTAGGGGTGCTGACTACCGTACCAGTAGTGCCAGCGCCTTTAATTTGCGTGAATTGTTCCACTATGAGTGCCTTGATCCACTACAATGTCATTGGGTGCAGAAGCAGCACTAGGGGTGCTGACTACCGTACCAGTAGTGCCAGCGCCTTTAATTTGCGTGAATTGTTCCACTATGAGTGCCTTGATCCACTACAATGTCATTGGGTGCAGAAGCAGCACTAGGGGTGCTGACTACCGTACCAGTAGTGCCAGCGCCTTTAATTTGCGTGAATTGTTCCACTATGAGTGCCTTGATCCACTACAATGTCATTGGGTGCAGAAGCAGCACTAGGGGTGCTGACTACCGTACCAGTAGTGCCAGCGCCTTTAATTCGGTTAATGATTTTGTTTTTGCTATCTTGGAAGCCACCAAAGACTTCAGCAAGCATAGCAGCTGCATCAAAGTTAGGATCGCCGGCTGTATATTCCTTATAGGCTTGTTGAGTAGCGGTTGTCGGATCAACGAACACATCGTCCTTAATTGGGGACAATGATTGATAAGTGTAGGTTGAGTTGTAATCTGCCTCGTTCTTGTTGCTGGTAGCGTGGTTGTGAGATGGTTCAATCATTTCACCATTAGCGAAGCAATCCAAGACAGCATTGCCCCAGTAGTCAGAAGAACAGATCATCAGAGCCACGTTTGGTTTACGGCCGGAAGTTAAAATCCAACCCCCTTTGCCATCGGAAACGTATCCCTTGGCCTTTGCGCCAATGTCAAACGGCATATCCAACATGGTTAAGGCAACCTGTGGGGTTGGTGTCCCATGTGTAATTCTCTTAACTTTATCGTTAGCATATTGTTGTTGACCAGCTTCTTCCAAACCAGTGATGTTAGCAGTAGTGGCACCTTGACCCTCGCCATCTACTAACACAACACCATCCTTGGATAACCCCTTCTTTTCATCAGCAACAATCAACCCAGTAGCAGGGTCAATGATGCCGAAGGCTACCCAACGAATACCTTTAAATGAAGTACCTTGTGCCATAAATTAATTCCTCTTTTCTAAAATTGGTTCTTGTTTTTCAACATAAATTGTCTTAGTTAGCTGCCCAGTGTCGGGATCATAAACGTGTTCACGAGAGATTGCTACTTGCCAACCGTTAGCAACAAAAAAGCGCTGAAATTCAATCTCAGCGCTTGCTATATCAAAGTCGGCATTTTTCTTGTAAAAAATCTGAATCTCACAGCCAATTTGCATAAACTTAAATGTCGCATTTGCATAGTATCCCGGCTGAAAATCTGATTCAGTAACTAAAACAACCGTCTTGCTAGTATTATTAACAAATTCTGGTTCAATATTTGTTGTCGAGAGATGATTGATCCACTGAAAATGACGACTAGCAATTAAATCTCTTACTTGAATTACTGGCATTTTCATGGTTCAACATCCTTTCGATATTTTTCAGCAATGGCTGAAAAGACTTCCTTAGCGTTATCTTCACGGGTGTGTTCAACAAAGTGATCGCCACGCATCTTCTTGGTGCCGTCGTTGATAAAGCGCGCTATCCTCGCATGGTTTACTCCGGATTCTTTGACACCTTGAAAACCGACTAAAGAACTACCGTCAATCTCGCCACTAATGTTCTTATCATCCGAAGCAATCGAATCGGCAAGATGCTTAATGTTTTGACCCCGGTATTTCTTGGGGATGTAATGTTTCTCATCATAGTGTTTGTGACGTGTTTCTTGTTGCAAACGATCACGAAGAACATCTGCCCCTTCTTTAGTCATTTTCCGCTGGGCATCCTTATCTGGAACTAGCTTCTTTACTTGATGGAGAAAATCCATTACCTTGTCATCAAAATCAGTCATTGCCACCCAGCTCCTTTAAATTTCTCAAAGTCAAGAAATCATAAGTCATATAATTAGCTGAATCATCAGAACTAATATTTAAGATCGTATATTCCTCGCCCTTGTACTTAACACGAAGTTGGTTATTGAGCCTGTTATTGTGCCGTACCACTAACGTAATAGCCTTGTCATAATCAGTGCCAAGTGATCGATACTGCATATCAAGTGTTCGCTTTTGCGGATAAACATGCAGACTAAATGACTTAACAAAGCTTGATTCGTTAACGCCACTGTACGGATTGGTGACTGTCTTAGTAACGCCAAAGTCGGCAATTTCTTTAAACAAATAAGGAGAATACTCAACTGTTTTAGGCATTACCATTGGCTACCACCACCCTCGTGTAGGTACTTAGCTTGTAATTGAACCAGCATCATCTGGACACCTAGTGAGAAGTTGTTCTCTAAAGTGCGATCGTAAAAAAGCTGAGTAGTCAACGCGTCTAATGCACCTAAGAAAAGGTCATCGTTCATATAAACCTTCAGGTCAACGTTTGAATTGATTGCGCTAACAATAACCGCCCGTGCCTGCTTCATCAAACTATTTATCGTAGATCTAGTTTCGTCCACGTCATCTAAATTCAGCTCAGCTAACAGACGGGTAGTAAAGTCATCATCAGTCATTGCTATTCATCTCCCTTGTTACTTGCCAGCTGGTGCAGCAGAAGCAGGCTTAGCTGGAGCTGGTTGCGCTGGAGCTGGCTTAGCAGTAACAGTAACAGGTTGTACTACATGAGCATTGCCGTCTTCGGAAACCCAGTCAAGCTCAGTTGTACCTGCTTTGATTAAGTGAGCTTGGAAAGATTTGGCATCATTATTCCAGTCAATAGTGGCGATATCAGGATTCTTGCTAGTACCCTTAACAACCTTATCGGTAGTATTAGCAGGGTTAAGAGTGGCAACACCAACGTTCACATTACTACCTTCAACACCAGAAATAGCTTCTGGGTTTAGGGTAAAGTTACTCATAAGAACTGGATCAACCTTAACTGCTTGCTTTACACTAGCATTACCATCTTCAGAAACCCAATCAAATTCGGTTGTGCCAGCTTTGACTAAGTGAGCTTGGAAAGATTTAGCACTATCATTCCATGCAATGTTGGCAATAGCAGGGTCTTTGCTAGTAACCTTAACAACCTTATCGGTAGCATCATTAGGGCTAAGAGTGGCAACATTAATATCAACGTTATCACCAATGTGTCCAGCAACGTTACCTGGGTTGACAGTAAAGGATTCAACCAGTTGTGGTTTAGTTTCAAAAGCTGGGACCTTAACTTTAGGGCTAGAGCCATCTTTATCTACATAAGCAACTTCAAAGTTACCTTCTGCATACTTAGTTGCTGGTGTCAATCCAGTTACAACAACTTCTTCAGTACCAGTAGCGCCTTGAGCTACCTCTTTACCATTCTTGTTATATGCAATTAAAGTATCATCCGCACGTGTTTTTGACATTTTATCACTCCTTTAATTTGCGTGAATTGTTCCACTATGAGAGCCTGGATCTACTACAATGTCATTGGGTGTAGAAGCAGCACTAGCAGTAGCCTTGCTGGAAGTAATCAGCGTAATTAAGTCCTTGCGTGCTTGAACAACATCTTCACGAAGGTAAATGCCTAAGATTTTGAACCAAATATCGTATGAGTCAATGAATTGTCCAGTAATTTCGTTGTTTTGGAAGTTAATAACCGCTTTTTGAAGTGGAGTAACAATGATGTTAGCATCTCCACGCTTAGCTGCTGGGAAGAGTAAGTCATCAACAACAACGACCGTCTTGCCAAGAATTGACTTACCAGTTGCCTTAGTAACATCTGGTTGTACTAAAGGACGATTTTCTTTGTCGGTCATTTGGTCAAGCTCGTTGTAAGCAGATTGTGAAAGTACAATTGAAGCATTTTGAGAATCTTGAGGCTTCAAGTTAACGTTAAGGGCTGTCTTGATGTCTTTAATTAAGTCAGTAGCAGGTGTGGTATTAACGCCATTAGTCAAGGCGTTAATAATTAAGCTATCTTGAGTGTTGTCCTTCAATTCTTGTAAACGGTCTTGAAGTTCTGATTGCCAATTGTAAGAACTGTCAGAAATCAAATCTTGTGAAAAGGCGTAGTTACCGGTGTAGGTATTCAAATCCCAGTTAATAGGCTTGATTTCTGGTGCGACATGCCCTTCTGAATGTTGAAATTCAGTATGCAAGCTCAACTTGTCGGTTGAAGTTTGGAAAACAGGCAACTTACCAGTAGTAGTTGAAACCTTAATTGTTCGAACTAATGATCCCAAACGTGGGAATTGGTGTTGTTCATGTTCTGGATTCAAAATAGTTTCTGGAATAATTACGGAACCAGCACTTAAACCGATGTTGTTATCCCGTCGAATAGTATCAGCAACTTGACCAGTCTTTAAGAAGTTAGCAAAGTCACGAGTAATTGTTTCTTTTGGATCATTTAACTTAGTTGACATTTTAATATCATCTCCATTTTCATCATTTTTCTTGTTTTCTTTTACAGCTACAACAGGTTCAGCCGAACGCTTAACATCACTTGCTGGTTCGGCTTCCCGATTAGCGTTCTTGTTAGACGTTGGATCACCCGGATTAGCCGTAGCTGTTGAAGCACTCTTAGCTGATGAAGTCGGGTCACCCGGATTAGTGGGAGCACTGGCCCGATCAACTTTGTCAGAGTCTACTTTATCAACTTTGTCGTGCTTATCCGTATTATTTGCCGGATGAGCACTATTCAATAATTCATTCACTTTATTCGTTAAAGTGGTAATTTGTTTAGCTAAGCTATCACTGGAAGCAGAGCTTGGCTTAGCAGAAGCCACACTGCTTGAAGCAGGAGCTTTCGATTGTACTGCTTTACTAGAATCAGTATTCATATTGTTTAAGACCTCCTTGTAGTCTCGTGCTACTTGAACCGAAGTTTCGGTATAGGCTGGGATTGGCGTTAAGCTAATTTCAGCTAAACTGGCAAAGTGATTAATAGTATGAATCACCTTGCCGTCAGCACCTTGTTCCCACGAGTCGCCGTTGTTCGGATCAATTTGAGCATTAAAAGATAAACCTTTAATGTTTCCATTTTCAACATTTGTATAAACATCATTGCCTAAGGTAGTGTCAGGAATATCGGCAACAAAAAAGAGGCCCTTATCATCAGTTTTAAGTGATAAAGTCCCCGAATCTACACGAGCCAAGATGTTATTAAAATCATGTGCGTAAAGCAACCGCACTTGCGAAAAGTCTACGTTATCAAAGGCATGTGGGTTGATATATTCTGTAAACGGAAGTGGCTGAGAAGGCTGGTTAAAAGCCACAGCATAGCCCGACAACTGTCGAGTACCACTTTCAACATCTCGCCTAATTGTTAGATGATTGGCCGTAAACGTCCGTACATCACGGTTGACTGTTTTGGTTGTCATTTACATTTTCACCTCCTTTCGTCGTGTTTTTCTTGTTCAACAGGTTAATGTCTGAGTCTTCAACCGTTAGGCTCGGCATAATGTCGTTAGCCAACATCAAACCAAACGCTTGACGCGGTGAAAGAAGGTTAGCTTTTGATAGTGAAACAATGTTGTTAAGCTCATTCTGGTGGTCAACGTCAATTGAACTGGTAACATCCAGCTTAACTGGTGCTCCCAGCTTATAAGATAATTCTGATTCAATCGGCCGAATATACATGGTTAAGGCGTTTTGATATAAAGACCGAATCATTTCAATTGATGATTGTTGATCACCTTGACCATTTAGATAACTGTCTGGAATGCCAAACGCCTTAGCAATCTGTGTTTGCGAAAATGTCGCGTTATCTAACAACTTAGCCACGTTTGGCGTAACATCCATTGTTTCCAATTTAGCACCAGCATCCATAATCATGACACGTCCAGCATTATCCCCGGTATTGGCCTTTTCAAAGGCTTCACGGATCTTATCCTTAGCTCCCGGTTCAGTAATGGCGTTCGGTGTTGTATAGATATTAGTTGGTGCTAACGCATGGATAAGTGATGCCAAGGTCAACTTCTTGCTGCTATCTTGAATTCCCAATTCAGGAACCAGCGCCATTAGCGGACTAACCCCTGTATATTGGTTTACATCCATTCCTGGTGTAACCAACTTAAAATGCAAAATATCAGCGCTAAGATAATCCTTGTCTGCTCGCTCATCAGTATAGTTAACATGGTAAATAATATCAGCGGCATTATCTTGTAGGGTCAGGTTAACATCATCGGAAGGCACTGGCTCTAGCCACGAAGCCTTCTGCTGTTTATCCCGATGAATGACAACATAAGAATTACCATTCAGCAGAAGTTGAATCAGCACTTCTTGCCACCCGGCGTAAGGGTTAATTAAATGAAACGGATTGTCTAATAAGGCTTGATATTGTTGCCCGTTAAAGCGGCAAGCGGCAATGTCGGAGCTAATCCGCTCGACGACTGTAAAGACATCCGAGTTCTTAAAAGCTTGATTAACATCAATTGAAGATTGAGTTTGAATCTTGCCTCCAGAGAACACCATCAACGTTCCCGTGCCATTAGCTAACGTCCGTGAACGAAAAATGCCTTTAAAAGGATTCCATACACCCATTGCTAATCACCTCCTATCGCATTACTAAAAGAACTGCCGACAAAATATAAGGTTACACCCAGCATTACGAAACCCAGCCACTTTGCCAGCATGAAAAAGCCGGCTACAAAGGCAGCCAGTCCACACATGATTATAATTAAATTTATTATTGATAAAACTTTTTTCATTTTTACACCTCATAAAGAAAAGTTATTCCAGTACGTTTTTCGCTCGTTAGGGGTCATATTGGCAAACGGATCTTTTTGTTCCTTGTCCAAGCTAACATCATCAAAGTCATACTGGGCACGGAAAAAAGCATCAATTGTCGCATCGACAATATCAATCTTTGCCGTGCGACTATCCTTATCGACTTTGACCCCGTTATTATCGTTACGTAGAACAGCATTACTGAAACTGTACTTCATCAGCGGATCATCAAGCCATCTAATCTGGTCAGATGCAATTGCCCGGCGAAAAGCTAACGTTGGCTTATTCAGGGTTAATGATCCCTGCCGTACCGGAATAGTCAACCAGTCTGTCTTCTGATCAATCCACATGGTGACAGGCTCGTCTGCATGCCAAGCGTCAAAGCAGAAGGCTTTAACGGACAAATGGTGCTGTTTTACAAAGTCCAAGATATAGGAGAACACTACACCATCATCAATGAAGCCATAAGCATCTTTAGTAACATCACAGAAGCCCAACTGCTCCGCATTGCGGTAGTTGATACCATCTTGCTTCTCCTTTAAGTCAATTGACCCTTGGGCAAATGCGAGTGGAATGAAACTACGCTGCAAGACGAACCATTTACTAACATTGTTCTCAACATACGGGAAGATAAAGCTTACTGCTGTATCATCGGCATATTGGGACTTATCAAAGCCAATTGTTACTTCATGGCCATCAATGTTAAATGGCATCTGCTCAACAACTGACTTTTCAATATCATTAAGGGTTAGGTAAGTGTTGGACTTGGTTTTTAACCAGATGTTCATGTTCTTGTTCTGAAACTCAGCAATATTGCCAGACATCATATGAGTGTTCCGCTCATTCATGAGTCGGCTAATCATCTGCTGCTTTTTCTTTTCGTTCAAAGTCAGCAACGGGTTCGATTTTTCCCAGGTTTCTGGTTTCTCGGTTTCTCTGACGCTATCCTGTTCCCAAACAAGACAAAGGTAATTATCTAGGGAACGACTGGAATCATCGCGCATTGCCCGTTCCATCATTCGCTCATCCTTGTAGAAGTACGAAGTCGGATTAGGGTAGGCAGTTGAAATCTGGAACATGGCCCCGCCAGTTTGCATCATCCCAGATGAAACCTGACCAACGTTACGGGCAATCTGTGCAATGGCCGTAGGTGAACCCTTAGCACCATCGGAACCAGATTCATCCAGAACTGCCATGACAAAGTGCCGGCTATCAAACCGCCCTGATTCATGGCTCAAACGGAGGATTGTGTTCTGACTGTTCTTGGCAATAATGTTGTCGTTAAGAACATTAGTGTTAGTTTGCTTAAACAATTTATGAAAAGCGGCAATCTGGTCGAGCGCGTTGAAAGTAGTTTTCAGGTAACTAAACCCCTTCTGTGACTGACTGGTAACGGGAGCAACGTATGCCATATCTTGGTTTGACTTACCCAGTGATTCCACAATAAATGAATAAGTAAGAATAATTGCTGAGAGATAAGTCTTACCATTTGTTCGGGCCACCGAAACCAGAACACGATCATATCGTTTGTCATCAAGACTGTCCCGCCAGCCAAACATTAGAGCAAGAATTGCTTGTTGCCATAGCATTAGTGGCACCGGTTTACCGGTATCAACATCTGGGATCAACTTGGCAAAGTTGAGAATCTGGTTAATGTGATCCTTATCGTAATGAAACGAAAATGAACTGTCCTCAGTGATCCGTCGTAAATCCTGTAGTTGGCGAAATGCTGCCAGCTTCATCATTGTGCTGGAAAGATACTTCTCATCGAGAATTTCTCGTGCATACCGTGTTCCCGGATCATCGTATTTTGCAAAAATATCCTCATAATTGCCAGATTGTTTTTCAGCTTGATAAGCCTTGATGACATCCCCTGCCACGTCTTCTGAATGGGAAAAATCATACTTATGCACTATGATCACCTTTTCCATTTAGCATCTTAGCAATACTGTCAACTACATCGCCGCTGTCATCATCATCACTGTTAAGGTTAAGCAAAGTAGCTCGTGACTGTGGCGTTAGACCCAGTTCAGCACTTAGCTGTTTAATCTTAGCAGTTGAGTCGCTTAATGTTGTAACGGCAGGATTTTTTTTGAATCCAACAAAATTATGAGCATCAATTACTTCACCTGTTGGTGAAACCACCGGCTTATATATAGCCGATTGGATGCCGTGCTTTTGAATTTCATTATATGATTGTCGAAAAATATCGACTTGCACACAAAGAGTGGCAACTACCGTCAAATCTGGCTGTTTAACAATCTCAGATTTCATTAAAGCTGGTAAAATTGCTCGATAGGCATTCTTAGCTATCTTCGATAGATAACACGGAGGAGATGACTGCAACGGCTTCCACGATTCTGTGTCCTGCTTTAGCTGTTTTGTCCGCTCTCGCTGGTACTTCTCAGCTTTAGGATCAGTAGTAATTTTGTTTTTCCGTGCCATACAATTCCTCCTTTCTAAGAGTGTGCTATTTCCTGCTCAATGGTGAACGCTGACGATCATTTTCAACGCATATCAATGCGTTATGGCCCCCTATCGTCAGAGGCAAAATAACTCGGATTTTCAAGAAAATGCACTGTTCTATGTGATGTGCTCATTTTGGTTCCCACGGGGCGGGGGTATTTGTTAGTTTTCAACTTGGCTTCTTTTCATTCAACCAACGCTTCCAAGTTTTTTTACTGATATGTTTTAATTTATTAACACCGTTGGGCTTAGCTTCGACAGCTTGTTCAATTAACGTCTTGCGGTTGTGCTGATGTCTGCTAAGCAGCCAAAGGTTATCGGCATCATATGGATCATGACAGTAACGACGAGGAACAATATGATCAACGATATAGTCATGATCATTTAGCATTCGTCCAGTCGAACCATCAATCATCAGATCACGACGCTTCACATAATCACGAGCCTTGGTCCATTGTGTTGAGTGATAGAACTTGTTAGCAATGGGATCACGTTCGTTATGGTTGTATTCTCGTTGCCATTGCTTATGGTATTCCTGATATTGTTCTGTCTGGTGATACTCATGTAGTCGTTCTAGTTGTTCTTGCTTATGTTGTACTTCGTGCATTGAACAATAGTCATGACCAGGTTCACATAGACTATGACAACTTTGATGCCAGCATTCATGTGTACGCATATCACCACACCACCTTCCTATCTATCTATCCATGGTGTTAGTACCATGTACTGGTTTACTGTATTCATTAGCTTGTCTGTTCAATTTGCTACGACGATTGGCACGTTGCTCGCCTTTCTTCTTACGCTTGGCTTCATTATCAATAAGGTTGATTAAGTCATACTCTTGACGGCTAGAGTAAGGTATTCCATCACGTTTATAAGTCACGTTACTTTTGGTCCTTTCGATTGTTTAATCAGTACAAAAAAAGCAACTACATAAGTAGCTGCTTATAACTTATTTAAGATTTCATCAGGCATTAAGCCCTATAACGTGCCGTGGAGTTGAACCACGATTGTATCCGTTCACGTCACGTAGAATAAGATTAAATTAATTGCTAGTTGGATATTTTTTATGTTGTTTGTTTAATCTTATTTAATCTTTTCCACAATATAATTATCGCACTCAACAACACCACCCGCGCACCGACAAAACTCCGATTTTTCAATCATCGTAAACGGTAAGGTCGACATCGTATACATCTAACGCACAAGCAAAGTTAATTAATGCTAAATTTTTTAAATCATGGTACCTTGACTGGCTATATCCAATTTCTCGTGCCACTTTCCAATCTTCTCGATTTTCCAGGTATACAGCATTGATAATGTACGCTTGTAGCTTATTCATACCCTTAATCGTTCTAACAACTTCTTTTACATCTTCTTGTCTCTGTATCACCAATACAAGCTTACTCTCGTTTGAATTACCACACGAGCTACCAGAAGGCATATCAGATATGACTGGAGATTTTAAACTTAAAGAACTGACTCTTGCTTGTATCATCATTTTTGGTAACTGTTTTTTCAAAAAATTTTTAGCGTTTCTTATTGTTCTCTTTTCATCAACTTCTGGAAATAGTTGCATAAGTAGCCTCCGCTAAAATGGTATAATGACAATATCTTACTAACGTCTGCCATTTACGTGGTGGACTTTTTTTATGCACTAAATTTAGAAAAATATCTTCAATTCAGCAATCTGCTTAGTTAAATTTTTAATTCCATCCTCGGTTAACTCTTTGAACTACTCCCACTTAGCTAAGCCTACGGCTTGACGCTTGAAGTGGGAGATTCTGGGAACATCGCATACTTACTCTACCGGTTCTAAGTGAACTTTCGAGCAGAGGTTACGACTATTGACCAAGG